CACCACAAACTTGTATTTCTACATAATCAGCCGAATCCATTAAACTTACTTTTGGAATTGGTATGGTATTAACAATTTCTATATGTTTTTTAGTTAAATTAGGTAATAATTGGAATTCTTCAGTTAATTTAAATGCTTGGAAATCAGCAACAATTCCCAATGCAATATTTATTTTTAATAAAAGTTCATCATTCATTGTACCACAATTATCAAATAAAAGGCAAAATAAGTAATACATATTAATAAGATTCAGTAAACAATCCTTAATACAAGTTTTAGGTCCACCACTTTCTACAATTTGATCAATAGTAACCTCAATATTATTAGCAATAATTCTTTTCTTAGAAATACCATTCTGCAAATGTCTCATTTGATTTAATTGTTCCTCATCAGTTATGTCACCTCTTATTGCAACACCTTCATCTATTGCATCTACATAAATCATATTTTGCATTCCTTGAGATTGATCAAATGCAGCATAATCTCCAGCTACTATACACTTGTCGCCAAATCTAGTCACTTTCTCTGCAATTCTTTCCCAATCAATACCGTACGGATTTATTCCAATACACAATTGATTCTCAATGTTATTTAAAATATACCAAGACCAAATTGGACCACACAACATTTTAGAAGCAATACAAGTCGACATGTCGCATTGAAAAAATACACGCGTTTTTCCTTGCATACATTTTTCAAATGCTCTTTTCTCATCTTTCAAACTAGCAACAAAGATAACTGGTGGTCTTTCAACTTTTGCAATTTCCAAAATTTTTTCTACATCTCGATTTAAACCTTCAAAATTCTCACGCACTTGCTCTTTTGTGCAAACAACTTTTCCATTCACAGTAATATCAACTTTTGTATCATCTAACATATAATCTTCACCGAACCAACACTTTTTTCCAAAAGGAAAACCACGATTCATATATGGAATACCTCCGTTAAGAAGACCTCCATATCCAGGTGATGATTTAGCATTCATAGATTTACAAGCTCGATTTCCATCAATTCCTTTGATTGCTGTTCTTATATCAAAAATTTTCTTTACCGGTTTATTTACAAAATTTGCTTGAGAAAACATCATACTAGTAAATGCAGGCCATGCTGCAATAAAATCACTTTTTCGCATTTCTTTTGCTAAATCCAAATAATAAACTGACAATTTTCCATATTTTTCACAAGGTTCAACAACTGTGTCACACACATCTTTCATATTATTAAAATTTAAATCAATCTTATTATTAAAATATTTTTCAACACTATCGTGTGAACAAAACTTCATCATACGTGTAACTAATTCGTCTAAGTACTCTCTTTCTTTATTATAACTACTCATTTCTGTATTAGTTATAGAACTTAAATATTTTGACAAGTCACAGTAACCTGCTTTGCCTCCTGACGCTAATTTTTTGATTAAAAACTCTGTTATTCTA